AATCGAAGAATTTTGCATAATCGCTGTAACCGAGATCAGCAACCTGAATAGTTTCTTTTACTTTCTTTTCTTTTCCGTCTTCTCCGACAACGGTTTTCTCAATCTCTTTGGCTTTGATATTGTAACGAAGTTCCTTATCAACCTGCTCTCCAAAACGTTCGATAACACGATGGCGGTATTCTTTGAACGTTCTGTCAATTGTAGTATAGGCTGCGGCAAGAGCTACATTACGCTTACGAAGAATATTATGGGATGCAAGAATACTAGCAATAGACAATGTTCCAAGAGCTACTGCCGGGGCATAAAGCTTAGCAAGTTTAATACCAGTCTGAATATAAACAATGGCTAAATCTTTTTTAGCATCTTCGGGAGTATACTTGTCGGCCATAGCTTCATTTGCTTGACATTCATGGATGGTATTAATTGTATTCTTAGTTTCTTCGAGAATTTTACTAACCTTAGTAGTAGCTTTACAAGCCATAACAGCACTCACAACGGTACCGACAACGCCGGCTACCATAAGAATTTCAGGACTATGCTTTTTAAGTTGAAAGCCCACTTTATTAATAGTTTTAACGAGTTCTTTTTTCATAATTAATCATTCTCCTTTCTACGATTTTTTGACATTTTTGACATTATTTCAGCACCACATGCTGCGTATCCCGCTAAATCAACAAAACTGTCTTCAGTCGCTGTTCCCGTACGAATTCTGGCAATTTTAAGTAAAGCCATCATCATAGCCACGTCATTGGGTGAGAAATCTACATCCTTATATGCCGACCACAGTTTTGCTATGGTCAGAAAGTTATCTTCAGGTGAGCCATAATCGGTTTCACGTTGACCACACACACATTGTTTGGCTCTATCTAGAGTTTCTGCTCTTGTCATTTTATCTCTCCTCCTTTAAGTATATGATGTTAAATATCCATTCATATAAAAGTCCTTTAATTTATAGGAAGTGGCCTTGGTAAATTCAGAACATATCCGTCTCTTACCCGAATTGCTTTACAACCACTAATATCTGTCCAACCATAGCGGTTTAGTTGATAGTTATCCGTAGACACATTGGCTAAATCATAAAGATCCATGACACTAACGATGCCATATTGTGAAATTATTTCATTCATAGCATCGAGAACCGCTTCGGCATCTCCACGGGTTGGAAAAATAAGTTCATCGTAATCAAACCCATTTCTTACAGACGAAATTCTATAATCACGTTTTTGTTCATCCATTCTATTATCATAGTATCGTTGATATGAAACTTTTGAAGCGATTGTAGATTTGTTTCTCGTTCTACCAGCTTCTCCATATAGAATCATATCGATTCCATTTGTAACAATATCAAAAATTGCTTTTTTAATTGCTGGAATAAGAACCTCCATTAAAATATAAGATTTTACGTTGTTAATATCTTCTATGAAAATATCAGCAAACTTTTGAATATCGCTTTTTTTCTTAGTTTTTACAGTTCCGGAAACAACTTTTTCTATTTTTCTCTCCGGTATCTGTTCTTCTTTTGATTTATGGGAGTTTGACTTATAGCTATATATCTCGTCCATTATAGTCCTCCTTTCATAATAAAAGAAAAAGAGAAAGCACCTTGTTAAAGGCACTTTCTCTTAAAAGCCTATTTCTTATTCAGTTCGACTACTTTTTCGTCGATTTCCTCGAACTCGAACTCGTCGTCCTCGTCGTCCTCGTCGTCTTTGAGTTCGATGGTTTCTCCGTGTTTAGCTTTAATTTTAGCTATAATCGGTTTGATTATATACTTGTAAGCTACAAAGCCTCCGAGAACTGTCAAACCGACACCTGCCGCTACCTTAAAACCTTTTCCAGAACTCGCTGTTGCGATTTCCTCAGTTGTTTTGATAACCTCTTCATTTACCATGATTTCGTTAGTATCCATTTTATCTTCTCCTTTCATTTTAAATATAAAATTTTAATATGTTCTCCATTAAAGAACGTGTTTTTTTCGCGTACCAACATTACCTGTAGTCATATCTAGGAGTAACTTGATAATCGATAACAAGGCATGGATTTCCATCGTCCGTTAACTGTGAACTAAAATTTAGTTCGATATAACCGCGATCGATGTTCCATCCGATATCGTCACCAATACTTATCGGATTAAGACCGATTTCATAATAGAACTCATTGAGGGAAATATACATTTCATCTCTCATTCTTCTATTAAGTTCGTTCTCTACCTTTTTTAATTTATCTATATCGGATTTGAAATATCTACCCGAAATTGAATCATAACAGAGAGTATTACCTTTTTCGGTGATTATAACTTCTCGACTACTAACTGGATTTTTATCAATTCTATCCTTAGCGATTGCGTCCCTCACGGATTGCTCTTTTTTCTTACCAATAGTCTCTATGACTTTTTCCTGGTACTCTTTAAGAGCTGATTCTGAAAGAGTGTAGGCTGTAGCAAGAGCCGCATTTCTTCTAGCATTTACAGAGCTTGCCCCAATCAGGCATGCTATGGATAAACCTCCGGTTATTGCGGCTGGAATATAACATTTCCAAGTAGTTTTGATAATATCTATCGGTTTGAGTGATTCCTTATTTTGTCTATCTTTTTCTTCCTCAATTAGTTTGATAGCTTTTGGGGTTGCTCTAACCGCCATTACGGTTGTGGTAATCATTCCAGCAATTCCGATACCGGTAAGAATCTCCGGACTATGTTTTATCATTGCCGTCCGTACACCTTTGGCAATGTTAGATAGGTTTAATTTACCCATATTTTTTTTCTCCTTTCGTTTCTATGTTCTTGTTTCTCGCCCACAATTGGCGGAGATTTAATCAACCAATAAGAATACAGGACGAACACCATGAGAGCCCGATGAATCACAGTAGAGCGTATCGCCACAGGTGCCCACAAAACCTGAAAGAGTCGAAGACAGTCCTTTTTTAGTCATATTTTGTAACCAATACTATTCGTGATTATTCTCAAAATCTGCGATGCGATTCTTTCTTTTTCTCATAAGAGGGAACTGCTCGTCATTGTCTGGTTCTATTATATTGTCGTACCAATTATCGTGACCAAATATCTGCCCGCATGTAGGAATCGTTAAGTTTTCAATTCTACTCCTCAAGTCGTCTGGGAATGCATGTAATAAAATATCATCAATCCATTTCTTAAGATCGCTTTTCTCAAAACCTCCTTCGTTAGTTGAATTCTTATTCATAGGTTGCTTCGCGACACAATCATCAAATAAAAACAACGTTCCTTTGTCTATGATTTTCTGTGCGGTTGCTGTAAATTCACCGAATCCGACCAATGGAATGACTATCTGATCACCAATCCTAATGTTCTTAACTTCTACTTCTCTTTTTCTTAATACTTTCATATTTTTTTCTCCTTTCAAATTAATAAAGATCGAATAGTTTCTGCCACATCTATGGCAAATATAAATCGTTGTTTTTGCTCTTTGGCTAAATGAGCAAAAAATATCATTTTAAGAATAAATTCGTCTATAACCATATCAGCGGGCGTGAACGGATGATCCATAAGCGATTCTATAATCTCATATGCCGCCCATCTTTTATAACTTTGTTTTTCGAATTCCTCTTTTGGCCAGTCTTTTTTTGGTTCAAAAAGACTTTCCTCTAAATATCTGAATATTGTTGTTACCGCTTTATCATTCATAGTATCCTCTCCTAAAAAAAATAAAAAAGAGCCCTTGTTAGGACTCCTTCTCATTCATTTTGGCGAGTGCTTCAATTACTTTTTTCTCGATCTTTTCATCCATCTTTTTATCTGTAACCCAATCATTAATAAGTGTCGCACCCATTCCAACTACAGTCGCCACGATTCCAAGAATTTTAAGCATCTTTCCATTTCCATTAATCAAAGTAATCATCTCCTTTCATAAAAGCATTTGTAAATTATGCGTATTAAGTTTCGAAATTAAATTTGTTTGGATTCCAAAGAGCGGATATAACACAACATTCCAGACCGTCATCCAGTACGGTATGTCTATTGTCGAAATCAAGCCATGAAATTCCGCCTTCAATAAACTCGTTTATATCCCAGCCAATATCATCACCGTTCTCAATTTTGTCAATCCCGAGAAACTCGTAGAATTCGTTTATACTGACACTACCTCTAAGGTGAAGATTACGATTAACATGATACTGGGCATTTAATACAGCGGCCATAGTTGACGTAAAATATCTTTGGGAAAATAAATCATAGCACAAGATTTTCTCACTTTCAGAATCTAGATCGGGAGAATATACCGAATTTCCCCATCCATCCGATATATAAGTATCCTTTGCCATCTGAGCTTTAATCTTCGAATCAGCATTATCGCCATAGACTGTTTTTGCAGCCTTTCTATACTGCTGATAAGATTCGCTTAATAAAGCATAAGCGCTCGCTAACGATGCCTGATTGCGTTTGTTTAGGACGTTTATTCCTATAATGCATGCAATAGTAGATAAACCCACCAAAGCCGCTGGAATATAACATCGCCAGCAAGATTGTATGGCTTCCAATTTGGTGTAAGCGTATGGGTCTCCGTCATGATTTCGCCTACTATCATTTTTGATAAGTTCAACTGCTTTTGGAGTCGCTTTAACCGCCAAAACAGTGGTTCCAACGACTCCCGCAACACTAAAACAAGTAAGAATAGTAGGGGAGAACCTTTTCAAAAATGATTTTGATTTGCTCAATAATCCTTTCATTTTTTCTCTCCTTTCGTACAATATAGAAACTCTCTGATTTACCATTGACGCCTAGAAAGGAGTATTCCTAATGATTGCTCAAGTTTTTTCAACTCTTCATAAAGCTCGTCAAACTTTTTGTCAGACATATTTTTTTCTCCGCTGTAATAAGCCTTTGATGCCTCATTCAGCTTGTCGACTAATTCCTCAATAGTCTTCACGATTTTTTCTCCTTTCATAAAAATATAAAGTCCTTGTAGGACTCGAAAAAATAAAAAGAGAAACAGTACAGGATTCGAACCCGTATCAACACTACATTAGCGTGTCGCTCTACCATTGAGCTAACTGTTTCTCCATAATATAAGTTGTAAATTTTGCGTAAAAAAGAAAGAGCCCTTGTTAGGACTCCTTCTCTTTCAAATTTTTCAATTTTTAAAACTTGACTTCATCAATAAAATCTTTTCCATAATCTCTGATGTAAGTTATTAATTTTTTTATCAACATTATGAATGTTGCTAACATCGTAATCGGTAACAAAATTAACCCCACCAAAAAGTATGCCAAATTTTTCATTTCTTAGTCCTCCTTTAAAAATAATCTCTTCATAATATAAAGTTGCAATTTTTCGCGTAAAAGAAAAGAGCCCTTGTTAGGACTCCTTCTC